AATAGGACAGAAAAAGACGAGAATTACAGTTTATTGTGTGATTTACCTAACGATTTACTGCAAAAACTGTTAGAAGAAAACACCAAACTTTTAACCATGTCTGAATCTGAAAAAAAAATTTCCGCTGCCGATACGGTAGGCTAATTGCAAGAGTAGCAAGGGAAATCGGGGTTCCTATAACTGTGCTGTTGGAATTTCCAAGTAGAGAAATTGACATCTGGTTGGAAATTCTACAAGCAGAAAGTGAGGAAGAAAAAAATATAAATTCAGAAAAAAACACGACTGCCGATGAGATAAAAAATTTTTTTAGGGGAAAAATAAAAAATGGCTAAAACGGTTAATTACGCTGGCACAGTGTTAGGACTGAACACTGAAAAATACACCAAATCATTAAATACCTTAAAAACTCAATCTGCAAGTTGTGCAAACTCAATAAAAAATTCTTTCAAAGGTATGGCCGCCGGATTGACGGGGGCCTTTTCTGCCGTTGCATCATTCAATAAAATTGTAAGTTCACTGAAAGACTATGAGAGCAAGGTTTCAAGCCTTTCAGCGATTACAGGAAATATTGAAGATGCAAAAATCTTATTCAATGACCTAAATAATTTAAGTCGAAAAATTCCGCAACAGTTCGATGATATTACCGCCGCCGCTGTAAATTTGAATAAGAGTGGAATTGTTCCGACAGAAGAAAACATCAAAGCGTTGTCAGCGATTGCCGTTGGAACTAATAACACTTTGGCTAGTGTATCGCAAGTCGTTACAAGTGCAGCACTTGGTCAAGTGAAAGCACTTAAACAGCTTGGTATTGTGGCAAAAGCTACCGGTGATCAAATTGAAGTATCGTACAAAGGTCAAAAATCTGTAATTGATAACACTTCAGAATCTATAATGAAGTATATCAATGATATTTCTAAAAATAACTTTGCTGAAACGCTAAATTTCCAAATGCGAGGAATGACCGGAGCCACAAAGAACCTATCTGATGCATGGTCTGATATGTGGACTGCCATCGCAACCGGAGATGTTGGTAGAGAGATTGCAGACAGTATCTATACAGCGTCAAGAGCATTAGACAGCTTTACAGCATGGCTGAAATCCGCAGAAGTACAGCAAGCGTTAGGTGGAATTGTCAGAGCGTTCAAGGGCGCATTTTCCACAATAGCAAACGGCCTATCAAATTTATGGCAACCGTTTTCTGATTTTTTCTCAAATTTATCTGATGCCGGAGAGAAAACTTGTAAAGCTGAAATTGGATATTTTGAGGGGTGGTTTGACTTTGTTCGCTTGGGTTTAGGCGATATTACAGCACAATTAGATACATGGTATAAACAGCTACAAGCATACGCTGAACGAGCCGGATCTATCATAGCGCAAACTGTTCACGGCACTACATACGAGGTTATGAATCGTGCTGATTTGAGCATTAAGATGCTGGCTAAAATTAAGGAATTAGGCCTAGAAAATACCGCACTTGTAAAGAAAAGCGGAAAAGTTGACCTTTCTGCAATTTTGCAACTGCCAAAGGGCCATCCACTTTTAGACTATTATATGTCTGAAAGAAAGCGTGTAACAGATGCAAATAAACAGATAAAAGATACAGAACTTGCATCAGAAGATGCTTTTCAAAAACAGTTAGCAGATATTGAAAAAAAGAACAATGAAGAGCGTAAAAAAGCATACGATGATTTGATTCAAACAAGAATTAATTTACAAAATTCTTTAAAAACAAAATCATTAAATTATAACGATATTTTTAAAATGTCAGGAGCCGGAACTTCTGGAAGTACCGCCGCAAGTTCTGCTGCAAGAAAATTAGCAGAAGAAACTGACAAGGCTCGAAAAGCATACGAAAATTTGAACGCTGAAATTCAGCGGATGAAGTTCAATGCTTTAGACGCAATAGAGCAAGAGAACGTCACATACGCTAATAGAATGACAGTGTTAAAAACTGCATTGGAGCAGAGTGCAATCACGCAAGAGCAGTACAGAGCCACAGAAACAGAACTCACGCAACTGCACCTCGATAAACTGTCAGAGTTATACAGTGAACACTATGAGCGTGAAGCAGAGAAAAGAAAAGAGCAGATTGATAGACTGCGTGAAACTGAAAGAGATTGGTCAGAGTCTACACCATTAGACGCTTTTACGGATAAACTGCAAAAGTACGGTTTGACATGGGATAATGTTTTAACCGGAAATTTTGAAAAGTCAAAATTGACCGCTACTCAAATAACCGGAGTATACGCACAAGCAAGCAGTGCCATTGGTGGTTACATCGGAAACATAGCACAAGGATTTGAAAAAAATAGCGGTATGTATAAAGCGTTGTTCGCTTTACAGAAAAGTTTTGCGGTGGCTAGTTCCATACTATCAATCTATCAAGGTGCTGCAAATGCGATGGCGGCTCCATATCCGCAGAATTTGATTGCATGGGCCGGAGTTCTGGCACAAGGTTTAGCGTTAGTCGGACAGATTAAATCTATCAATTATAGCGGTGCATACGATAAGGGTGGATATATCCCTAGCGGTGCGGTTGGTTTAGTGGGTGAAATTGGACCGGAACTTATAAAGGGTCCGGCAACAGTTACCGGAAGAAAAGACACGGCCGATATGTTACGACAAAATGCCATTACAGTTAATCTAATCGAAGATAGAGAAAAAGCCGGAACTGTTCAGCAGTCTGAACGTGATGACCAGCAGATGATTGATGTATTTGTTGCAAATATTAGGTCCGGCGGTGATACTGCTAGTGTACTAGAATCAACTTACGGCCTTAAAAGAGTGGGGTATTAAATGAGTATATTGAGTTATCCGGTAACTTTACCGCAACCACTGCAAGAGTCTTACAGCGCAGATTATAAGCCGGCATTGATTAGAACTACATTCACCGATGGCAGTGCTAGACAAAGAACTATGCCATATAATGCTAGTGACTTTTCTGTTTCATGCGTTCTTATGCTTACAGGCGCACAGTGGGTAGACTTCTGGAACTTCTACAAAGGTCTGAATTATGGCTCGGATTGGTTCACAATGAATCTACCACTAGATAATTCTGACAGTGTTAATACAAGAACTGTACGCATTAAAAACGGCCAAATTAAAAAAGATTTACAGTTTAGGAACAGCAGTAATTTCGTGTATAAAGTTTCATTTGTGTTAGATGTGAGGGAATAATGTATGGCACTTCAAACACTCAAAGCGTTATGGGCGAGCGGCGATAAATTCCCTATTACGACACTCACATTCAATTTAACTTTAGGCTATAAATACAACGGTCAACCGTGGCAAGGTTCTTCAGTTGAAAATAAAATTTTACGTTATGCACTGTCACAGTCTGATATAACTTTAGACGGTGAAGTTTATTCTGCCAGCTGTTTCAGTGCCGCACTGCCGGAAAGGTCTGATAATACTTTTCAGGATTTAACATTCTCAATCGGTGATGTAAATCGTGAAATTCTGCAATATCTTTCAAGAATTACGAGAAATGACCATAAAAATTTGAACTTTGTCACACTTGCACAATGGCACCCGACAACGCTACAAAAAGAATTTGAAATAGAGATGGTTATAAATTCTGTCAATTTCTCCGGTTCGGCAGCAAACTTTACCGCAAGTTTTGCGGATTTAGTCAACACGGAATTTCCACAGAAACGCTATACTGCTGAAAACGCACCCGGTATTATATATGTGTCAAATTAACATAGATAAATATCTTTTAGCGAGATATAAACAAGGTGGTAGAACTCTGCCAGATGTTGACTGTTACGGTTTAGTCTTGGAATTTTTTAAAAATGAGTTAAAAATAAATCTGCCATTGGAGCAGAGTATAACCGATATTAGTCAAGCACCGGAAGGCGAAAAAAATTTTAAAAAAATCGTAAAATATGCAGAAGTCACAGAAAAAAATTTAGAACGTGATAAAATTTATTTATGCGGATTTTATACTAAAAATAATTTTTTAGCGCACTGCGGAATAGTGATAAATAATAAAATTCTGCATATCAACAAAAACGGTGCTGTATTACAGAGTATTGGCACAATTAAAAGAATTTACAGTTTATGGAGTTTAAAATTCTATGAAATTACACGTAATAGTCGCACCTAGACACGATTTAGATTTCATAATTGAAGAAGAATATACAGATATTAAATCAAATATAAGTATTTATGATTTAGTTTCGGAACTTGCTCAAACTCCAAACATCACAGAAAAATCTATCACAGTAATTGTTGATGGTGCTGTTGTTCCTTTTGCAGATTGGAAGAAATATTTTTTATCTGAAGAAAAAAATCACGAGATAAAATTTATCCTGGAGCCGGAGGGAACTGTTGTAATGTTCGCCTTTGTGATTATCGCTATGGTAGCTACTTTCTTATATACCATGCGCATGATGCACAATTTGAATAGCAAGACCGGAACAGATAAAAGCGGTGAGTCACGCTCAATTTATGACGTGAACGCACAAGGCAACAAGATTAAACTCGGTGATGTCATTCCTGAACAGTTCGGCTTATTTAAAAAGTTCCCTGATTATTTAGCAGATGCACACGGATTTTACCGTGACAATGAATATTATTTAGATTTGATTTTAAGTCAGGGTATCGGATATTTTCAGCACGATTTATCGAATATCTATGTCGGTGCTACTCCACTTTCAGTGTTACAGGGCATACAGTGCGAAGTATGTGATCCGTCAGCAGATTTATCAAATAACAGCATAGCACCGGAAATCACTAAATGTTGGTATAACTCGACAGAAGTAACTAGTAGCGGCCATACACTTCACGCACTGACAACTGGCATCACAAATAACACGCATTTAGAATATCAGTCGATATTTATCGAAGGCTACGATGATTTGTCTAAATACCGTGTCGGCGATTTAATTAAAATTAGCGGTGCAAGTAATGAATGGGTGGTATTACCAGCGTTCCAAGATACAGCAGAACATTACCCAGAACAGTTATCAAGCGATTGGGAAGTTAGAGCGAGAAACAACTATAGAAACAATTATGATCATGTGCATCAATTTGCAGTTTATCCGTTTAGACCTAAAGAAATGAAAGAGGCTGACGCACGATCAACTTCACCGATACATACTTTCTTTCACGTCTATGTTAAACAGCGTGATTATTATATATCAGGTTCGACAACTGCATCATACAGATTACTCGATATTCCATTGAATGAGTGCTCAGTAGTAGAGAGTGCTAGACGTTGGGGCGGTGAGAAATGGGAACTCAATTCAGCTGTATTCAGTAGTGGCGCTTGGTATCCATCAACTGATTTCGACAACTATATGCTGTTGGGTAATAACTGCCGCCATGAGTATTACACAACGGGAGGTTGGATACCGATTACAGAATACAGCATTTTCGATTATTGGCAGCAATACTATAGTTATTCCGGTGGTCCGACCACATACGGCACAGTTGATTTACAGACTATTCCTGATAATTGTAGAATAGATTGTTACAGTCCTTGGGGAATGAATGCTGGTTACGACACTAGAGGCTGCGTTTCTTATATAGGCAGATATGGGGAACTTTATCAAGCGACACCTACAATTTTATTCGGAAGTAATCCACTGTCTTACGAGATTAAGATTAATGGCAACGGCGGATATAAACTGTGGAACTCTCGACTAAAAACCAATGCAGTATTTAACGTGCAGATTGCGTACTGCGTGAGGGCAAAGGTTACTGAGTGCCATCGCAAAGACCTAATTGGTAAAACTGTAGATATTATCGCAAATAAACCGCTTAAGTTTGCTATACCACTAATCGGCACAAATTATAGTACAGGCTCTGTGTACTCGACACAAAAGATATTCTGTGAATCGCTGTGTTTCAAACTGCCTTGGGATGATGCAGCACAACACATTGAGTCAGCATTTTTATATGAGGACTTTTTCGGTTCGCTCGTACCGACAAAGGTTGATTCTCGTATGGGTTGGGAAACCGACCCATCATACGGTATTGAAGAAACCGACTCCGATTGGAAATTCGTGATCACAGATGGCACTCAGACCTATAAAGCTAACTATTTGTGTATTGACCACGAACACGCTGGAACAGCAGGCGCACTTGGTCATAACTGCGTTGCCGTTCGTGTAACAGCTACCCCAGAGGGTATTTGGGATTTCTATAATGCGCGTAGAGGCACAGTTGACGACAATGGTTTTTATAAAGTCGTTGCTGTATATGGTGAAAACAGTTTCAGCGCAGATTTAGACTCGCCAATACTTGTTAATAGCAAGAGTAATTTAAGTAGTGATAATGCAAAGAGATTATTTACCACCCCACACCAAAATCACAGAGTCTACAATCAAGATATTATGCGTTCAGACAAGGACTACAAGGGCAGAGAATTTACCGACATAGACCAATACTTCAAAAAAGTTAAAATCGGTGGCAAGTGGGAGGAAGATGCACCGTGTTACGCTCCATCTGTGACTAAAGTAATGTTACATAGATGTGATAGTAATGGTAATTTATACCCGGATTGGACCGGATTTTGGGCAGTAGACTCAATTCAGAAAAATGTTGTTGTTGAAAATATTACGCAAGGTTTTTCTACAAAAGATGTAAACAATTCAATTAGCGGCCCATATCGTGCTGCACCTATTGGCGTCGATGTATCAGAAATTGAAGTGGATTTGCAAGCTCCAGGCGGTATTTACTACAGAAATGACAGCGGCGATATTGAGCCGTACAATGTTACTGTTAGAATTGAATATCAGAGAGCCGGCGATTTAGAGTGGCAACATAGAGATGTTACTTTAACAAGCAACGGTATAAAGAAATTCTCTAATGGAGAGTACACCTCGACCGGAATGGATGCAGTCGGAGTAACTGAAAAATTTGATTTACCAAAAGGCGATTGGTACTTCCGTTGCTACAGACTTACAGAAGAGCATAGCGATGATACAACACATTATAGTGATGTGGTGAAATGGACCGGACTGAAATCAGTTATCGCAAATCCACAGTCTTATGATGATATTACAGTTTTATTGATGCGGTTCCGTGGGTCTGAAACACTTTCAGAAATGTCTGATAATCAGATTAGTACGCTGTTCACTAGAATGTTACCAAACATTGAAACTAGCGTGTTAGAACCTACCAGCGCACTCGCTCCGGCAGTGAAGTATATCTGTGACCATTCTAAATTTGCTAGTCTACTGCACATTGATAATATTGTTGATATGGATGCAATCTGGAATGTTCGAGGTTTAGACCTTAATGGCACTTTAGACAGTGATAACACACTGCTGAATGTTCTATCTGACATTCTACATATTGGCTATTCTGAATTATCTACAAGAGCAGACGGATTACAAATTGTGCAGATTGGTGAGCATCCTAATATAGACTATGAACAAGGTGGTAGTTGGGACGCTGCGCATTTATCCGGTCCGACTGATTACAGTTTCATTTTTTCGCCACAAAATTATTCAGGTTTAAAAATCGATGTGGCACTTCCTAGACGTGATGATGCAGAAGAAATTGAAGTTCAATATACTGACGTTGAAACCTACAAGACAGCAACTGTGTATATTCATATGTCAAGCAGTCAGTACAGTACAATAGAAGTTACTGATTATCCGACTTCGATATATCAAGAAAAACTACAGTTGTTTGGAGTGACAGAAAAAGCGCAAGCTGTTGCTATGGGTGCTAGAAGATTACGCTCCATATTAAGAAATCGAGTTAAATTCACTTTAACTACTGAATTTGACAGTTTAAACTGTAATTATAAGGACTTTGTGGGCTTGGTAGTTGATGAGCCTACTTGCGGTATGCTAACGGCAGAAATGCGTCATAAGCCAAATTATGGCAACGAGTATATTGTGGTTGGTTCAAATTGGGCGGGCGATGGCTATTCCGGCAGAGTTACAAATTACGACAACGGTATAATTGAAATTAATCCGCCGCTTACCGCAGAACAATACGGCGGTAGTGGTAATGTTTCACATAGACCGACAGCATTTTTCATCACAGACGAAGAAGGACAACCGCACCTACTGTCAATTAGATACAATGATTGGATAGATGCAAAATCATTCAGAGCGACTTTACCTGTAACGTGGTACGGCACTGAAATTGAACTGCCTAGAATTGTATCTGCTGTTATTATTCCGTGTTGGGTAGAGAAAATCAAACCATCTGAAAAAAATTGCACAGTTGAATTGACAATGTATGACAGCAGTATTTTCACCGATGATTTACCAATGCGTGAAGGCTATGGAGTTTCAAGCTACGGCACTTCACCATACGGAAAGAGTTATTAATAATTTATAGGAGATTAGAAAAATGGCGAGTACAACTTTACCGAATGGAATTGTAGTTCCTGAAAAGTTTAGCCGAGATTGGTACGCTGATTTATATCATAATTGGCAAGAATTAGATAATCTGCTTGGTGGTGGAACTCCAAAAGACGGTACGCTCACAATTCAGAAAAACGGCGATACTGTTGGCACTTTTTCAGCAAATCAAGCTACTGATGAAACTATAAACATCACTGTTCCAGATGTGAACGACGGTACGCTCACTATTCAGCAGAATGGTACAACAGTTGATACGTTTACAGCTAATTCTAGCAGTGATAAAACGGTAAATATTCAGTGTGTAGATTTAACAAGTAATCAAACTGTTGGCGGAGATAAAGAATTTACGGGTACAACTACAGCACATGATTTAGTGCCTAGCGCTACAGATACATACAATTTTGGTAGTTCTACTGCACAATGGAACAACGCATATATCAAATCATTGACTATTAACGGTGTAGCGTGTGGGGATATACTGACGCATAATGCCAGCGAGTTTGTAGACGTTAGCAGTGATCAGATAATAGACGGAGTTAAGACTTTTAGACAAGAAGTGACTATGTTCGGTAGAGATATAGATCTAATGTCACGTATTCACTATGGCAAAAATTCTAATCCTTCAGCTACATCTTGGAATTATCTATTTTTCAGAGGTAATACTGCAACTGAAGGTTATACCAATTCTTGGCATAGTGGGTATCTTGAACAAGTCGTAAATACTAATGGATCTACTAGAGGAAGATGGCTTATTCGAGATACATCAGAAAATACAGTATGTATTGAACTTTGGGCAAATGGTAGCGATAAGCAAGTTAAACCACAGGTAAATAATACCATTGATTTAGGTACCTCCGCAAACAAATGGAAATCATTTAACGGAATCAATCCTGGTGCTTTGAGTTTGCCAAGTAATTCCTATGTTAATGTTGATACAACAAATTGGGATTTAACTTGCTCTAATGGACAATTAGGAAGTTTTACACCGACGGCTAATGGTTGGCTAATGTTATTTATCAATAATGGCGGAACAAATGAAGTTAATTTTTGGGTAATAGGCGGAAATTTAAGAATTAATAATAAATCTACATTTAACGACATAGATAATGGTAATTTCAATTCATTCACAATACCAGTTATAAAAGGTGTCACATATAATATATTTGGTAAGGCTTCTGAATACGTTGCCGGAAGAACTATAGGATATTGTAGATTTGCACCATGTCAAGGCAACGTATAGGAGATTAAATAATGGAACAGATTACAGAACTTGAAAACTATATCGAAGAACAAGAAACCCAAGAAACAGTAATTGAACAAGTGCCTAATACTTACTATTACGACAAACTGTATGATGATAAGCATTTAGGTTCTTTTACTGAAAGTACACAATTAGCACATCAATTAGGCTGGCAAGATAACACGGTTGCTATTACAGATACAGAAGTTAGTGAGTTAAACGGTTGGACTTACTTAAAAGGCTATGCACCTAAGAAAACTGAGAGTATGATTTTAATTGAGAAGTATCAATCTGAAATCGTAGAACTGAAAAAATATCTATCTGATACTGATTACAAAGCTATTAAGTTTGCTGAGGGTGAATTGTCAGAAAGTGACTACCAGGAAGTTAAATCACAAAGACATGATGCTAGAGTGAGAATTAATGAATTAGAAAGTTTAATTGCAGAATTAGAGAAAGCGAATAAAGCTAAATGATTACGCTCAAAAATTGGTACAAGCAACAGCCGGAAGTCGTTTATTTTGTGCAGACAAATTTTCAAGGCGACGAATTTATGAAAAAACTTGTCAGAAGTGAAATGAGCAAAGAGACTTGGGATAAAACCGTTGATAGATATTCAGACTGTGAGATTTACAAAGTCATTACGGAAAACATAAATGGTGAATTGCACAGTTGGGTTTATTTCAAGGAAGACGAATAAGTGTGTGATGTTATTGCTTTTATCTGCATTATCGTATTTTTCCAAATTCTGATATATAAAATCGGTTGTATGCAAGGCGAGAAAACAGCATATAAGAGATATTTGAATACTTGTAATGTGTGCAGAAACAAAGGCAAATGATAAATATTTGTGATATTAATACATATATTGACATTATTGGCAGTGCTATAATTGCCATAGAACTGTATCTGCTGTTTTCGATGTGGAGAAAATAATTTATGAGAATTTTTGATTTATATTCCAAAGTAGCAGAATTGCCCGATGGAGAATATTTTTTTGTAAATAAAAAATTTTTTTCATGGAAAATATGCGTGATAAAAAAAGATTTTGAATTGTCAAAAAAATATTTTTACCAGGGGAATGAAGAACTAGACTTTGAAGAAACTTCCGAAAAATATAGGTTCTTTTGTGCCATGATGCAATCTGATGATTGGGAAATGCTCCAAAATAAAAAATCAGAAAAATAAAAATGTTCGACAAATTCAAATTTGCGTGTATCGGTGCAACAGGAATAATTTTTATTGCATCATATTTTTTTGTCGGAGTTCACTATTACAGAAACGGATATGAAACTGCTACAAAAAAATATGATGAAGTTCTGCGCTCGGAAAGTGAAAAAAACTATCAGAAAATTATTGAAACAGAAAGAAATTTAACTGATAAACAGAATAAAATTGTTTCAGAATATTTGAAGTATATTGATACATTGGAGAAACGGCATGAACAAGACAAGATTGACATGGATAATCTGCGTGATGCTGTCACTATTGACACTGACAAGCTGTGCAACAACAAATCCAATACCCACAGTACAGCCGTGTCCGCAAAAACCACAAATCAATCCAAACTTAAATGTTATTCAGAAAGCGAACTACAGCGAAAGATTAAAGAAAGTTTGGATATTACAAACGAATGTGACAAATTAAGTCTTAAATATAACGCATTGTTAGAGTGGTGCAAGTTATGAGAGAATTGTTAATAATCATATTATTTTTTGCCTTATTGGTGGTACTTTGAAATGTGTGAAAATCTGAAAACATCTGAAAGTATGATAGCCGTGATAAAAAAATTTGAAGGGTTAAGGCTGAAAGCGTATAAATGTCCGGCCGGAGTTTATACCATCGGATATGGCCATACAAGAAACTTCAAATTTTCAGAAAATTACAAAATCACAGAAGAACAAGCTGAAAAATTTTTGCATGAAGATTTGAAAAAATTTGAAAATTCCATTAAAAAACTTGTAAAAGTTCCACTATCACAATGTCAGTTTGATGCGCTCGTTAGTCTAGTCTTTAACATTGGCGCTACAAATTTCAAAAATTCCACACTTTTAAAATATCTGAATAACGGTGAGTACAGTCTTGCAGCGGAACAGTTCGAGAGATGGATTTACTCTAACGGTAAAAAATTGGATGGACTTCTGACCAGACGAAAAGCTGAGAAAGAAATTTTTTTACACGGTAAATATTAAAAAATTTTTGCGAGATTATAAATGACGCTAATTTGTGATTTTTTCCCTTCATGGTTTTCTGTCTGCTGTGCATCAATAATTAGTACAATTCTGTTTCTGCTCGGTGGTGTAGATATTCCACTGATATGGCTTTTTATCTTTGTAGTTATAGATTATCTGTCAGGCTCATGGTACGCAATAAAATCCAGTAATTGGTCGAGCAGTGTAGGCGGTAAAGGGATAATCAAGAAAATTATTATTTTTCTGATGGTTGTTATAGCTAACGGTATTGACCAGAGTACAGGTATTAACTATATTCGCCAGGCGGTAATTATTGCATATCTCATAAATGAAAGCGGTAGTATCTTGGAAAATATTGAGAACCTCGGATATGGTTCTATTATTCCATCGGTTTTAAGAAAAGGTTTAAAAGCCATAAATCAAAAAAATAATTTATCCGATGTGGAAAAATAAACGATTTCAGCATACATACATAACCCAAAGACACTATTAACAGATGGTGTCTTTTTTAACCGTGTCACAAAATTTGAATAATAATATTGAACTTATGTATATTTAGATTTATTATATGTAGATAGTCTACTTAATTTTTGTCATGTTTTAAAATTTCCTTTTCATTGGTTGGTTGACAAAACAAAATCCCTCTGTGACCTCGGAGGGATTTTTTTATTCTGTAAAAATATTTTTTCTATTTTACCCACACAATATTATATTTTTTTGGCAGTTTTTTGCATGAACCACGAATTTCATTAGGTCCGTCATATATAATCACTTTTCTGCAAACTTTAGTTTCGTATGACATATAGACATCTGGTGTATCAGTAATTTCTATCATAATCAGCCATAAGGCAGATACACATATAACTACAGCACTCACAAATAGAAAGCAGTCATATAATTTTTTCATTTTTTACTCCGCACAAAAATATCATTATAAGTATCGTTCAATGGTACATAAATACGGTCTAAATGGTAATCAATATCCATAACAGTATCAAAAATTTCAAGGCCGTGACGGTCAAAAGTGTCATTCTGTAGGCACTCTGTAACAATATTTTTTAATTTTTCAAAATCTGTAGAAAGTTTCTTATAATCAGAATGTATTGAATATATCGCCACTTTCATTTTATCTATTTTCTTTTTTTCCATGATTGACCTCTATAATTTCCATTTTGAATTTATCGTATCGGCTATTATTCTAGCGTTGTCTAATTCTCCATAACTCACACAATTTATGAGTTTAACCACATCATACCATGCACACGGAGCCGCTACAATTCCAATGCCGCCGCTATTCTGAATTGTCTTTAATTTCAGTCTTTGCATTTCTGACAGCCTACCGTTATCGGTTTTACACTCAATACCGATGAAAAACCCATTTACACACGCTAGTATGTCAGGAGTGCCAGCGGTGGTAATTCCGCAGCCAAAAAACTTTACATAGTACGCTTGTTTTTCTTTGAGTAATTTTTTTATTTTATTTTCAAAAACTTTTTCTAACATTATAAAAAATCCTTTTCAAAAAGTTTGTCAGTATAATCTTTGCGTTCCTGGAGAGTATTATAAATTTTCTGCTCTACTGAATTTTCGCACATAAAAATGTAATATGCGCATTTGTTTTTTTGATTTATCCTATGTATTCTCTTTTTTGACTGCTCAAAAAGTTCCGATGATAATGGCAGACTGAAATAAATTATTGTATCTGCTTTCTGCAAGTTCAAACCCATCGCCCCAGATTGATATTGAACAAATGTTATGGAATTATCCCACTTTTCGTAATGTGATAAATTTTTGTTTGTACCATTAACTTCTGAAAAAGGCCGGATATTACCGATAGCTTTTTTCATGGCAGTTAATTCAGCGGTGAAGTTATAGAAAATTACTAATCTTTTATCACATGATTCAATTAAGTCTTTTAATCGTTCCAAACGCTCAGAATTGCCATAACTGCATAATTGACGTGCATACAGTAATTTTTTTAATGGGTTATCACCTATAAATTCAATTTCACTATCTGCTAGTTTTCCGGTAAATATTCCGGTTTTCATAAACTGCCGATAGTCTTTAGATGTGGAATGTTCAACAGTTATAAAGTTCTGTTCTGGAAGTTCAATAACATCAGAAGTTTTCAGAAAATCTGCACCGTGGCTCTGCAATAGTTCGACTAATTCATCCACATTTTTATATCCGTCAACACGTCTAAATGGTATTCCGGTTCCGTAACTTTCAAGATGCCAGCGGATAAATTTGTTCCAATACGCTGATTTTGTCATTTTGACATTTAATAATTTTAACTGTGAGTACAGATTTTCATATTTTCCCCCGACCGGAGTTCCCGACAACAGGACAACCGCAACAGATTTTAACGCTAGAATAAATTTAGTGCGTTTAGCTTTTTCATTCTGTATCAAGCTAGATTCATCGAGTAATAAGGCTAAATTTTCAATATTTAGCAAATTCTCTCTGCGGAATACCAAATCATAATTTATTATGGCAACCGCTCGATTAGCACAATTTATAAATTCAGATACCAATTTTTTATTTTCTGTTAAATCAAAAACAGCCACATCATAATATTTTTTGATGTGGTTCTTCCAATCTATGATTTTTGACTTTTGGCAGATAATTAAATTTTTATTATAGCCAAGACTAATTAATTTCTCGGACCCGGTAAAAGTTTTTCCAAGTCCCATATCATGGTAATAAGCCACACGTTTCATGTGTGCAGTGTGGTTTATTGCTCGTTCCTGGTGTGGTAGTAACTGTATTTTTTCCATTATTATGACCTCTTATAACAAATATAGGTGCTACGCACTTATAACATCTTTGCTCGTTCTTTGATTTCATCCGCTATCTGCTGTTTTATTTCAGCAATAGCTTGCTCGATGGTGTAACCATCTTTTAGCAGTTTATTGAATGTTTTAATTTTTCTGATAATTCCGTGTCTTTGGAGTAATTCACAAACATTATCAGTTTTTGTTTTTTTCTCTCTGCTAGGTGTGGTCAATGCTTTTCTAACATCCCACTTTAATTTTTTAGTTCTTAAATAATAACAGTATGGTGAAATGTGCCAATAGTCGCACATTTCTACAATACTGTTAAACTCTTGCCCTTTATGATCTTTGCATTTCTTCATTTACAGTTTTCCTCTTGTTCTCATACATTTAGGCATACAATGTTTATTTGTGGGGGTGGTACTATACTCACCAAACTTATGATACACACTCGATATATTAAGTCCGGTAATTTGCTGCAATTCTTTAGCTGTATATAATTTATCACCTAATTTGAATTTTTTTAAATTAAACCGTGATGTTCCAATAGGCACATATACAGCATCGTGAACAGTCCATCCTAACTCAATGCGACTCCGTAATGTTTCATAAGATAGATTATAATCTTCAGCTATGGCTTTTAGCGTTTTATAGATTTTTCCATCTATCTCATATATATCTGGAATACTCTGTAATATGGCTTGTTCTAGTGTTATACTTTTATCACTTTGGAGTTTCTTATAGACTGTATTGATTCTTACTCCTAGTGCATTACAGCACTCGGTAATAGTGCGGTACCAAGTACCACACACAGTTACAGGAATACGCTTACCCATTATTTATTCCACACAATAAGTTTATATCCGGCCTTTTTAAAACTCTGTACACGCTCCATGATACTAGCGATAGGCCGTGTAACATCTTCCACACTGAAACAGCCCTGACCATGTCCGCAGTGTGATTCTACTTCCTCGCAGTTCTCAATTCTGCAACGGCCATACTGTGAATGATTGATAAATTTCTCCGGTATTGTGGAGAGTTCCACAACTGATGTATAGCCCTGGCAACCGTCTACAACTTTAACTAATCTAAAACTGTGTTTTAACATAATTATGACCTCTCTTAATTACTCTTCATCTTCAATAATTTCGATCTCGTAGCTATAACCGAGTCTAGCTAACTCTTCTATTGTTTCGTCTTTCTCTGAAATGTCACAATAGGTATTATAGAGTTTCTCCTGGTATTTTAATTTTCTTGGGAACCAATAAGTAATATGTAAATATTTCATAGTGCTGACCTCTCTCTCTTAATATTCTGCTGAAAACTGACTGTAAACTTCTTCTGCAAGTTTTTTATCAACTATTACAATGTGGTTCCCACTTCTGCCACCTCTTGGTGCGTCATTCTCGATAGTGTATTCAATACCAAGCTGTTTAAGGAAATTCTGAAATTTACCAAAATTGTGATTGTAAAAACTCTTGGTGTGACCGAAGTAGGTTTTTTCTTCAAATTCGTAAATATTGGTATATCTGTTATGCAGACAGCGCATATAATTTTCAATGGTATTACGAGCCTTTAAAGTGCCATCTTTGCGGAATTGATTAGAAAATAATTCTTTAAAATTGAATGTTGCCATAATGTTTACCTCTTATTGATTGGTTTAAATTTGTTCCTTTTCTATTAAGTATTATACATAATTTAGGAACAAATACAAATTTATTTTATACTAAAAATGTGATTAGCCTAACAAATCTTCTAAATCTCTTTTTAATACGATAATTGCCGGAGTTTCTTCAGCATTTTTCAATCGTTTAAGTGCGTACCTTACATATCTTGGATCGTATGCACCGTTTACAACAGAATGTCTGCAAATATCGCTGATAATTGTTCTTAATAGCATTTTTTCAGCTTTATTTGTGCTGTTGGCTTTAATAGCCACAGTCAGCCAGTGAATAACGTGCCATTTTACTGATTTATAATCAACGCGCCTTGAAGTACCATATCTGTCATAAATGCTCAATTCTGAAGTTAAATTGTTCATATCGCACATATTGCCCCATTCGTTTACTGTTCCAGAATAGCATTTAATGATTTCATAACCGGCTTTTTTATAGCTGTCTATCAATTCGTAAAATCCGGTGTTAAAAACTCTGCTTATATTCACGAAACAATCATTCTGAATAGTTTTAGTGATAACTACACGTTCTGGACTACGAAATTTGGTGAAAGTGTTTTGCATGATGATTCTTTTCATAATTTGTACCTCTTATCGCTTGGTTTGATTTATTTCCCTTGTCTATTAAGTATTATATATAATTTAGGATTAAATACAAATATATTTATTACAAGTTAATCTAATTTGTGATATAAATCACTAAATTTAGGAAATAAAAAAGACTGCTGTATATGGCAGTCTTTTTTATGAAAATTTGGCGACCCGTAATGGTGCATAACATTACGGGTCAGGTGTTTGAATTACCGATTACTTCAAACACAGATATTATACATTAATTCCGAGTTCAGTCAAAGCATCATAAGCAGATTGTATATAATATTCATAATCTACATTATCCGGCAGTTTATCCGGTAACGTCATACATGGAACTGTACCAAGTGTACACGGCACTAAATGTCCGGCAGTGGTACGGCTGGCACTGTCTGAATAGAAAAAAGACTCTAAACTATCGCTTGCATGATAATAGCGAATAGATTTGCCTATCAGTTCACCGTTATAGACTGCTCCACCGTTCACCGTTCTAATCGTTACAAATTGCCTTATATCCTGACAATTCCTTATAGTTTCCTCAATTGGTGTGTTGTCTATTAGAAATTGCCGAACGGCGGTGTAACTTATCGCTCCATCCGGGTTACTGCGTAAATGGTAATATTCTTCAGATAAATCTGCGTATGCGCCCTTGCCTTTACAGTGACCATCTGTTTTTACTGCCACATAATTATTAACATCTCTCGATGCAAGAATTGAGTATGGCGTTATCTCCATATCGTATTCAGTGAGTTCTGACCATCGCAGTATTATTGCATCTTTGGTATCTTTCAAACTTCTGTCATAGTATGTAACAATGCCATCAGTATTTGCACTGATTACATGAATATTGGCAAGTTCGAGCATTTCAATTAACATCAATAGCGATAGTTGTCCTGTAACTGTTACATTTATCATTAAATCCGGTGCATACAATGCAGAATATTTTGAGCCAAACTTCCCAAAACACGCATTAATCGGAACTTTTAAAGCGGCCGCAGTTAATTTATCTCCATGATGTTTAGCTGTTATTCTGCGGACTACAATATCCTTATAAACATTGTAGAACTCAATACCTAGAGATTCAGGGAAATATCTATTATTCAATATGGTAGATGGATAATAACTTGTTACATCATTATCTTCTATTATCATAGTATCAGTAGCTTTATAGCATACTGACTTTTCGCATGAATGCAGTCCACCAATACCGCAAGTGTATTTTGTGCCATAAAAACTGAAATTATAAGATTTTTTCTTGTTCTCAAAGCAAAATTCCACATGACCGTTATCTAATACTGTGTATGGTAAATTCTCGAATTGAGATTTAATCTGTTGCAACAATTCAGATTCAAATTTAATAAATTTTGGAGCAGTGTAGTTATATTTAGTTCCAGGTTTAACAATATTTTGCGGTCTGACGGTCTGACGGTCTGAATAAATTTTTTTAATGATTAAAGTTTCTGCAATTTTAGCATCACCCTTTGACCTCAAATCTGCACCAATTTCAGCACCTAATTTTTCACGAATTTGCAGATTAAAGGATAGTTCATTGTATAATTCTGCGGTTATCCTAGTATCGTTTTTACAGTATTTTCTGATGGTATTTATTTTTTCTTGCGGAATAATCGCATCTGG